TTTACAAGGAATTCACTCATTTCATTTTCATTATTCTAATTGTATTCAATCAGGATATTAATTAGAACTATGCAAATGTCAGAAAGTCCTTTAAATACAGTACTTTAGAGGATATTTAATTAGGAAACGATTTTTTTGTTTGTGACTAACGTGTGTCCAACGAACTAATAGGATTTATAAAACGAAATGATACAATATGTTATAAGAAGCATGATTCCCGGGGGTACTATCCCCGGGAATTTTTATTTATGAATTTCTGAAATTCTGGTAAATACACCTTTTGGTACAAACTCAAACACGAATCCCTCGTCGTTCGGATATGGGATTCTGACAAAATACCATTTCAATCCCGAACTGTCAGTTTCTGTGTACTTCATTACCTCTACAACTGCACCTTTTTTCAGCTTTGGAAACAGTTTAGATGGGCTATTTTTGTTTGATTTTGCATAACATTTTGTATCTTTTTTAATCTGTGCAATGTAGGCTCTGGTGTTCTGTTTTTTGACTGTATCCGAGTCTGAAACTGGCGTTGTATCTTTGACTAAACTGTAGTTTGGAGTGCAGAATTTTGTTCCAGGCATCTGACTGTTAAGATAACTCTTTGCGCAGACACCGCCACCATTTGCAATAATTCCAGATGCACCAGAAGTATTTCCCTCGATAGTATAGAACCTGTCTCCAATCACGGCTGTTACTATACCGGTATGAGTAAATGTTCCGTTACGGTAAAAGATTACGATATCACCAATCTTTGGATTAGCATTCTTTGTAAACAGATTGCCAAGTGTCGGACAGTACACATAAGGCCAGTGTTTTAAGAGTTCCTTTGCTTTCTCCTGTCCAAAAGCTTTCATGAAGCACCAACTCACAAAGCCGGCACACCATGGCTGTCCTTGATAAGATGGCTTTACATCTCTCCAGTATTTTGTATAATTATTTTCTCCGGCGTTTGCCGTCTTGCTATCAAGTTGGCTATTGCTTGCCTTTTCGAGATATCCAATTTCATTCTTTGCGATCTGGATTAATTTGTCAATTGCGTTCATACCTGTTTCCCCACTTTCTGGAAAATATGTCTTTAATGCGTTATAAACAAACTTCTGTCTACTCTTATATGCCCCGACCTGGTTCCCTGTATCGGTCTGGCAGGCTGCATAGAGATTGTCGAGTGTATATGGTTTCTTAGTCTTTGCCAGAATCCTCGTTACTGCCCATAGTCCACCTTGATGCCTAAAGTTCACACACATAGCTTGTCCTCTAGCGTCCGTAACGCCCTGTTTAAAGGCTTCATCTACATAGGTGGCTAATTGTTCGTCCATAAGGCTATCTTGGCATTTAACACCGGTTTTGGACGATATGAGCCGTACGATTAAATTTGCAAACTGGCTGTTTCTGGAAATGTTAAAACAAGACCAGTCTGCCTCCTGCACCTGCTCCCATAATCCGATACTGTCCAGTCTGTCCCATTGTGCCGTATCTGCGTCATGAATCCGTTTCAAAAGCGTTTGTGCTTCGGTTGCGTACCACTGTCCCGCCCCGATTGTGATTGCGTGTTCTTCAGAAGAATTGGTGTAGGCTTCCGTGAAGTCCGAATAATCCTGCTGTCCGTAAACCTGTTCGCCAGTTTCGACCGCATAAATAATTTTCCTGAGAACTACTTTTTGATTATTTGTCATACAAAAATCCTCTCAAATTTTTCCTGCGTGCATAACGTTTACTGTAGTGAACCTGCTCTTTCTACCGTCCCATCCTCATTCAGCACATAGTCATCTTTTTTCAACTTTTCAATCACCTTTGCATTCCACAGCTCAGGAACATCTGTCCATTTTTTCAGCCCATTGATTACTCGTTCTTCGAAAAATTTAACCATTGTTTCCACCTCCAATGCCTGCAACTAAAGTAGCCAGTTCATCAAGTGCCGAATCATGCGTTGATACAAGTTCAGCCAGACTGTCAATACCATCACCATTAATTAGAATTTTACGATTAGATTCCGCATTAAGCATCTGCATCACCGAGTCAAGCTTTTCAGACATCTCATTCAGCCTGTTTGAAACCCGATTGATTGCTTTATAAATATTTGCAATTTCCTTTTTATCCATATGCACCTCCTGTTCTTAGCCATTCAGCTATAAATAATTCATTAATTTACTAGGATTTTAGAAACATAAGCAAGGGGCGAGGCTCCTTTCTTGACTGGCATCGGCGATGTTCGCATTCCCTGCCTCATTCACAACACAGAAGGACTCATTGGCACTGCGGCAAGGCGAACGCTCCCACCAAATCCCAGACGCATAATAATTGCTAGCTCGTGGGCTTTTATACCTGTTTGCGGTCGCATTCTTAAAGTATTGATACTGTGTTCCTTCACCTCCAAAAGAATATGGAATGTTACCAAAAATTTCGATTTCAGATAGTAAGAACGCATAATCGTTTGAAGTCTTGATTGTACTACTCTGACCTCCCACAGATGTCAGCTTTTTAACCTGTTTCATCATGCTTTGGACATAAGCAGGTAAACATTTCTTGTACACATTATTACACCATGTACGTCTTTCACAACCTTCCCAACCGCCGCTATTCATATCTGAGCTATTCATATAACCACATTCATGAGATGCATTGAGAGAATTGTTATATTCTGTCGTAGTGTCTAAATACAGCAGGCGTTCCGTCTGAATTGTAATAGCGGCTTTGGCCTTGCCATTGATAGCAGTTACCAAGTCGTCATGTTCAATTCCGATGATCACATAAGCATAATCATTTGCTTTGTGTGACTCACTCACGCCTGTTGCATCCATAGCATTGTGATGGATGGTTCTCTTGTCGCCAACCGCCCAATATTCGCCAATATTGATTTTACCTGCGTAGTGCGCTTTAATCATCCTTGCTATTTCAGCATCCGTTCCGTCAGCGAATGTGACAATCTTCAATTCCCCTGGTTCACCGAGAAGTCTGTTTCCTGTATCGTAGTTGTATACGCCATCAGTGTTGTATGGGAACAGCACGAAGTAATATTGTTTGTCGCTTGTTAACCCTGTGACTGTATAGCCTGTGGTTTTGTATTTATCTCGAACCGTATTATCAACCACAAGCGTTCCGTCATCTGGATTTGCAGGATAGCCCGTTTCTTTCATTACAAGTTTTGTGCCAGCCCATGTAGAAAATGTTGAGCCACTGATTACCGTGTTTTCAGGGTCTTGCCATTTAATTGTGACAGATGTGTTTGCATTTTCAATTGTTGGGTTGTTTACGGGTTTAGGGGTAACGGTCACGCCTCCGCCTTTTGCGTGGAGTGTTCCGTCTTCGTCTATGAATGTTGTCTTACCGTCGGGCTTAACCTTGCCAAGAGTTTCAGTTGTAGCAATCGGGACAGTCGCATCACTTCCCCTGTCTCCTTTTGGCCCTTTTATGTTGACTGTTTCGGGATTGGTGATTCCATCTGTGTTGCTCCAGCTTATATTTCCATCGGTGTCCACACTTGGGACGAATGTAGTGCCCTTGTCTCCTTTAGGCCCGGCATCCCCAGCCTCTCCCTTTTCTCCTCGCGGCCCAGTATCTCCTTTTGCGCCCGTATCGCCTTGCGGTCCGGTAATATTTACTGTCTGGGGGTTTTCAAGTCCCCCGTCATTACTCCAACTTATATTTCCTCTGCTGTCTACAACAGGAGTAAAGGTGATTCCTCGCACGCCAGCATCGCCTTGCTCGCCTTTTGGACCAACTGGTCCCTGTGGACCTTGCAGCCCAGTATCGCCTTTTAGACCCTGTATTCCCTGCTCTCCTTTTTCTCCGGGGTCTCCTTTTATGCCCTGCGGTCCCGGGTCGCCCTTTGGCCCTTGCGGACCAACTGGTCCCTGCGGACCTTGAGGCCCTTGAATCCTGCCAGCATTGTTCCAATTTGTGCCGTTAAAAACCCACATTTCTCCATTTATTAAATACGCGTCGTTCTTCTCTGCGCTTAAAGGGAGGTCTGCCTCAGATTCTTTTGTACCAAGGATATTAAGAGATGTTCCATCATTTCCTTGTTCACCCTTTTCTCCTTGTGGGCCTTGTGGACCTTGTGGACCAACATCTCCTTTTTCACCTTGTGGTCCCTGCGGACCTTGAGGCCCTATAATATTACCAACATTTTCACTATCACCATCTGAAAATGTTATTGTCAAATTTCCATCTGTGTCGATACTGACCGCTGTGATAGAGATACCCCTTAGTGATTCTTTCTGCTCGGGTGTCAGCGATTCAAATGCTACGGTGCCATCCGCACCCTTTTCTCCCGGATCACCTTTATCTCCTTTTTCACCCCTTGGACCCTGCGGGCCAACAAATTCTCCGGCATTGACCATCTCTGAAATATCCTCAATGGAACACAATCGTCTTACATCATTAGCCGCAAATGCAATGTATAAGGCTTTGCCAGATGGAACAGAAGGGTCATTGCCAAGAATCGCAACGGGCTCTCCAGGACGAATTTTCGATGTATCAAAATCAGCGTACATACCGCGCCGGAATTGTATTGTATATGTATTGGCCATATTAGACTTACCTCCTTATGAAAGGAAATTATTTTTTATGTAATCCTTTACGGAATCAAGATTTTTCTGTACATTGTCATCCATTACAAGGAAATTACCTTTATTATTCTGACTGATGATACTTCCTGTGCTTTCGTCTACTTCTGAATAGGTGTAAGCAATGCGACTTCCTTCTCCAGTGCTAAGATTCATAAAACTTGTTAAAATCTTCTTCATGATATTACCTCCATCTGATTGATAATGCTTAATCTGTCGTTAGTAAGTTCTGATTCATAATCTGGTTCCGAGACCTCTGTTTCTTCTGATTCATAATCTGGTTCCGAGATTTCTATATCTCTTGCGTCTGTATAAGCCGTATCTCCCGGGTCAGTAAATCGCATATGCTCATATTCAGCTTGTCTTGCTTTGATTTCGAACGAAAATTTAAGTCCCGGAGTTCCTTTTACAACAAAATAATTCTGCTCTTTCTCAGCTATCCAGCAGTCGCCCTCTCCTTCTCTTTGCAAGAACACATAATATTTAATGCCGACATTCGCAGATTCCTGAAAGATATCATCTATGTCAATCATACAAGTCCCGTCATCCGATATTACAGATTCACCGATATCTCCAAAGAATGGGGTTGACATTTCATAGCAGTAAAAGAGTTGCTCATCATAGTCTACCGTCGAAACTGATCTTGATTTTGTCCCGCTTACTTTCAACTTCCCTCTGATAGAAGCATCTGCAAGGTCCGTTCCCGTTCCGATGCTATAGAAATGACCACTGGCTTCTACGTGTGTGCCTGCTTTAACTTTTCCTGATGCTGAAACACTGCTCGCTGAAACGCTGCTCGCCGAAACGCTAGTATTAAACGAGGCTGAGCTTGCGTGTACGGTTCCTGTATAAAGATTGATTCCTCTGATTCGCGTTCCATACAACGTCCCGTACCCCGGCACATATACTCCTGTATTCGTCTCTGAATAGATCTCTCCAGTTGAAGCATCTAGTATTACTTCTCCATACGTGCCACTTGCTGAAAGCTTTTTAATTCCAACTTTCCATCCTGCTAATTCGCCTGTGTTAATATAATCGGCATTCATGTACACATTGCCATTTGATAGATACAGACCTTTATTACTACTGTTATCGCTTAGCACATCAATAATCTCTTGTTTAGACATTTTTCCTATGTCGAGATCACTAAGTGCCTTGTCTGTATAGCGATTTGCATTAGATAGTGCTGTCGAAGCTTTATCTTCAGCAACGCTATATATTGTATCACCGTTTGTTAACACGAATGTATTAGGTCTGAGCGTAACATTTCCGTAGTTATCAATCGCAAATGTTGACGTTCCAGAACTGTTTGTAACGTTGATGTTCTTCAGATTAATCAAATCAGCTGAAATCTGACCTGATTTAATATAAGAAGCGTTTATATACAGATGTCCGTTCTGCATATAAATTCCCTCTTGCTTACCGTTATCCGTTAAAGCGTTAAAAACTCTTTCAAAATTGACAATTTTTTCAGCGTCCAGTTCCTGCCAAGTGCCATCAGTCCCAGAAAACATATATACCCGGCTCGTAGAAAAGTTCATGAAAATCGAGCCGTCATGTTTTTTATATTCTTCACTTTTCCACTCAGATGCCGGATAGTTCTGCAATGTTGGTACATACGTGCCATAATAGTTCGGGATAGTCACATTATTTTGAACTGCCCCATCCACAACATCCTTGGCGATCTGTTCAATAGTTCTACTTTTTAGCGTAAAGTTTTCGACCTCTAATGTGACAGCACCTGTGTCGGCATCTATTTTTAATGTCGTATTCCCGTTATTATCTTTTGCTGTAAAACCTCTTGTGTTAATCCATTCTGATTGGATGCCAATAGCATAAAGAATATTCAGAACAGCATCTCCATTACTGTCAAACCCGGCTTTCCATGTCTGACCCCCATCTACTGACAAAAAGAATCCATCGACACCTGTCTTATAAATTACTTTAGAATCAGCAAGTGTAGGCTTATCATGCCGGTACGTAATTACGGAACCATCTTCTTGTACTTCCTCTGTATAGAAAAAACCCAGCGTGTTCGCTGCAAGTTCATTCATCTGTTTGAGCTTTACGTCATAGGCAGATAGTTTCTTCTCTATATCTTTTTTTGACTGTTCTACGGCCGCTTGCTGACCACCAACAAACTCACTTACATCTTCTTCGGCACTCTTTGCGCTGCAACCCCATGATGTTGAACCACCGAACACAAATTCTACATTAGTTACAAATGATCTAAAAACACGATTCTTCGTGTCAATAAATTCGACTGGATCGCCGAAAGTGGCGTATCCGTTGGCAATTCCGTCACATGAGAAAGGACGCATTCGCAAACCGATTAATTGACTCCCAATGGCTTCAATGCCTGCCTGTGCATTTCCTGACAATAGCTGATTATCAATAGTGATTACATAACCGTCCTGACCCGACATATATTCGGTCTCATCTTCTACGTATTTGACGCCTGTTACAATGACATCGTCTACGTCATATTGTAGATTCTGAATTGAAAATAACGCGTGATAATCGTTATTACTTAACGTACCACCATCAATCACAGTCCCTGTCGTCCACGGATTAAGCGTGCCACCATCCAGATCATCACCGTTTGTCCAGTTCTTTACTGCTCCACCATCGTAAATAGTCGTATTGGTAAATGTCTTATCAAACGTAATAATCCTGAGTAAGTCATTTTCATCAATTCTTGCATTTCCACCGACTATCCCGGCACACATTCCGATTACTGTACGATATGTCGCATTAGATGGCGCTTTCTGAATCTGAAAGTCCGCATTTGGAAACATTGCATCTCCAAGAGTGATTCCACATTGCTGACAGCATTCTGAGAGCAGTTCCTTGACCGTACAAGGAAAAGATAAATTAGAATCATACGTCTTATCAGCGTTATGCATTTTGTCTAAGAGGGAAAGACTTATTTCGCTTGCCGTTGCAGGTTTCTTTGACACAATATAAGTACCTCTTTTTATAGTTTCTATCCTGTCAGATAACCGCACATTGAGAAAGATAACAAACCTTGCAGCATTAAAATTATATCCGTCAAAGCGTCCGTCATCATTTACCAATGATAAACTTGCCGTTTTTTCTATTGCTACACCCACCGGGAAGTCCCCAGAGTCTGCTGAATCTACGAGACTATTTCCAGACAGATAAAAGTCTTTTTTGCCTAGCTTAAGAGTTGCGCCATTTGACAATGTAACATTTGCTGTCACGTAATAATTTCTGTTTGTAAGAGATTCTTTTTTTAACTGAGTAGATACATTTATCAAATCGGCTCAATCCTCCTTACATTAATAGACAAATCCGTCCACTTTTCTTCCCCATCTTTTAAAGTTTGCGCAGCCATGTTGAAATTTGATGCGTAGAATGTTCTGTCTATCCATCTTCCCGGAACAGTAGGGTCTTTATGGTGGAATGTGAATTGGCTTTTGTTAAGCACAGTATTTAGTATGGTTGCTATTTCAGCCCACGTAAGCTCGCCCCATTGCATGTCATACCCACCAATTGTCCCCATTGGTGTATTGTGCATAATCAAATCCTGACTTCTTTTAGAGTCTTCTGTAGAAGTGGTTGCGAACACCGGCTTGTAACTGTCCGGTGCTCTTATAACAACGTTGTCTATTTTAAATTGTTCCTGTTCCATATTTTCTCCTCTATGCTAACTCAAATGGGTTCTTCCCGTTCCGATTCCTTCTCATTTCAGCTTCACTGATAATAATATCTAACAGTTTTCTGCCAGATGCATTAACTGTAACATTGTAGGTATTTCCGTCTCCCTGTCCCTTTCCTGATTCTTCCCGGACGATCTGACGTAACAGACTTTCCGGCGCTTCCAGGTTATTGCCTTTCTTCTGGTCACCTAATACCGCAAGGAATTCTGACCTTGGTGGAATAACTGCACCACTGGCCAGATATGGGATAGTTCCGATACGTGGAAATGTTGCATGAAATCCAATAGTCTTTGAACCAAACGGTGTTGGAACAGTCCAGGGTCCAAAGGAAAATGCAGATTCAATTCCACCAATTGCATTATTAATCATTCCAACTGCATTATTAACAATGCTGATTGCTTGATTGATCGGAGCTTTAATAAAATCCACAATGCCTTCAAACGCAGATCTGACTGCATCTCTGGCGGCATTAAACTTATTAGTGATAGCATTTTTTATCGCTTCTACTTTATTAGATACGAACGTAGCTACGTTTTCCCATGTTTTTGATGTCTTGTTCTTTACGCTGTCCCATACGCCTACAACTTTAGTTTTAATTGCATTAAATACTGTGCTGGCTGTGGATTTAAGAGAGTTCCAAAGACCAGAAAGGGTCTTTTTAATTGCGTTCCAGATTGTTGAAGTCAATGCTTTAATCGCATTCCAAGCAGTGCTGATGATGCTCTTTATTATACTCAACGCGCCTTTTGTTACGGTTTTAATTATCTCCCACGCACCTGACACAACATCTTTGATAAAACTCCATGCTCCATCCGCAATCTCTTTTATTCCCTGCCAAGCCAGTTCCCAGTCTCCCGTGAAAACGCCGACAAGAAAATCAATGATTCCACTCAGCGTGTCTGTTACATCACCAATAATTTTAATTAATGATTCCAAGACTTTTATTGCTGTGGTTCCTACAACGTCAATTATCTTTGCCACAACCGGAAGCAAATTTGCGATTATCCAGTTAATCAAAGGCACTAACACTGACTCCCACAGAAGTTTCAGAGAATCAATGAGTTTTCCGAGGAATGCTTCTATCTTTAAAATCGCATCCCCTAATGGTCCCTCTAATAGTCCTTTGAACTGTTCCGCCAGTCCTTGTAGTACTGGAAGAACGTATGTGTTATATCCAGTTATCAGAGTTCCAAATATGCTTGACAGTCCATTTGCTATAGAATCAAAGAACGGCTTTACGTGTTCATCGTATAACCTTGATATTGCGTCGCTAAGGTTTTGAACAACTATTAAGACGCCGCTTGTTACGGTTTCTATTGCTCCGAGACTACCCTCGATTGCTGACTTTAAAATGTCCTTGTTGTCGATAAAAGGCTGCGCAATCATGTTAAGGATGTCTCTGCCAAGTTTTGCAGCCGTTTCCGTAAGAACCATTCTGATTTCAGCAAAGATTCCGATTAAATCTGCTGTGATCTGTTGCGCAGTTTCTCCACCGAAAACTGAGAAAACATCAGCGAAAGCAACTGCAAGATTCCCTGCGATTTGCGAAATTTCAGAGCCGATATTGAACATATCTATCAGATAGTTCTTTATTCTTTGCGTGTTCTGCTTTAAAAACTTTTCAATTCCGCCTATAATGTTTTGCGCAATTGTCAATCCAATTCTGGCAAATGAACCGGCAACTTGTCCAATTGCATATGCAAATGAATCAAGAAAATTATTTGCTGCTTTAGTAACTTCTGAATCAGTAAAGATATCCTTTAAAGATTTCCATATGGAATCGAGATCCTTTTTTATTCCGTCAAAAATTGGCTCGTAATCTCCTAATCCATCCCAGAATCCTTTTGCAATTAACTTAGCCAGCTGCTTAAATCTGTCGATTATCTTTTTTAGCGGTTTTGACATCTTATCAAGAACCGTCTCGCCCTCTGCTACCTTTCCGTAATCAACATTTTGTACAGCATCTTTCATCTGATCTGCAAGTCCGCCAGTTGCGCCCGGTACTTTTGACGATGAATCCGCACTTTTATCCGTTGAGTAATTATTTATTTCGTCGAGAGGACTAAGATATCCTTTTGCCGCCTTAGTGGCTTTCTTAGTTGCGTCTGCTGTATCATTTGTTGCATCTGCCAGCTTTTCGGCATTGTCGGCAGCATTTCCATATTGGTCTGCCGTATCAGCTATTGCATCTGTCCCGGCAAGACCTGCGCCACTTGCACCTGTCTGACCAGAAGATTTTTTCCCGGTGATTAACTCCGTAAATGACTTGAAGGCATTCGCCAGAGTTGCCAGTTTGCCCAGTAAAATATTAATAACTCTCAAAACGGGAGTGAAGAGATTGATTAATCCCTGTCCGACTGTTGCCTTGAGAGATTGTAACTGCAGCTGCATCACTCGCACTTGGTTCGCCCATGAGTCAGATGTTCGAATGAAATCACCAGATGCGGTAGATAGCTGTTTCTGCACAAAAGCCAAACGAAGAGCCACTTTCTCCTGTTCTGTCATTTCAGATGTGGTTTTGCCGTAGCCGTTTGCAAGTGCGTACTGGTCAAGTGCCGACTGAGTCATTACCACGCCGAGGTCCTTGAGTGTTTCCGTTTCACCTGTAAACACTGATTTCAGTTTGATATAGGCTAAGTCCTGACTGATGTTGTAAAATGATGCTACGTCACCAGTCAGCTGTGTCAGAGCTGTTGACATGTCGTAAGCCTGTGCTTCGGAGAAACCGAACGACTTAGACATTGCTCCGAACGTTCCGACATACTGTTTTGCCATGGTTTCTGACAGTCCGGCAGAGGTCATAGCATTCTTTGCAAATTCGTTTACCTTGTCCGACATGGTTGTGAATGTAACATCGACCACGTTCTGCACTTCGGCAAGGTTAGAGCCGAGTTCTACGCATTCCTTACCGAACTGCGTCAGTTTTCCAATCGCAAATGCTCCGCCAATCAGTACGCCTATTTTTTTTACTACGCTGCCAAGTCCGTTAAAAGACTGCCTGATTGCTGATACGCCGTTTTGCACGCCTGATGTGTCCATTCTGGTATCAATAATGACTGAGCCATCAGCAGCCATGTGTCCACCTCCTAACTATTTGAGGTTCAACATCTCATTCAGCTTATCTTTATAAGCTTGCTCCTCATCGCTGAGACGTGTTTTTATATCAATAATGTTCTTATTCTCCTGATAGAATTTCTTTTCCCATTTATCGAGCTTTTCACCCTTTGCTTTTTTTGAACGGATTCCAACGACCGTATTAAATAAGCATTCACCGGATTCCATAAAGTATCCGAAAAACGTCCACCAGTGCATGTATGGCACTGCTCTGATTTCTTTACCAGCAACCTTGTTTACTGCTGGAACAATCATGTCTCCATCCTGTTCCCAGTCCATCAAACGTGGTTTAGGCTTATTCGGACTATCGTCAACTTGACCACAATCAATAAACTCACAAGCTTTCTGACAAGCTTCAGATAAGTGTTCCGGCGGTATACTCTGCCAATCCTCGAACAGAATCTGCAACATAACAACTGCTTTTGCCTGCTCGTCTAATTCCGGGTCGTTCATGGCAATTAGAATGTCAATAATCGCGCGAAAATCTGTTCTGATAGAAAAATCCACCTCACCGATTTTTAGTGAGGTGGGTAACTCATAGGCGGTCATTTTATATACTTCTCCGTGTACTTATTAGCTGCTGCCTGCATTTTCTTCTTTCTCTTTTCAATTACCGGTGCAATTGTTTCTGCAATCTTATCCAGAACAATGTAAGCGAAAATCTGACCATTTCCAAATACAGTAGTTGCTGTGATTGGCTCTTTAAACAGGTCTTTTGATGCTTCATATCCGAGCAGATAGTTGATTTTATCTTCAATCTGTTTATTCAGTTCAGCCATTTCTTTACCTGATGTGGCTTTCTGAATAGAATCTTCGAACTGTTTAAAGTATTCTATTACTTCTTCCGCACGTGCTGCGACATTGATATCGGTTGGATTAAGCTTGAAAGAAGAAAAAACTTCGTCTTCGTTATTCGTGAATGTGAAATTAAGGATTCCATCATCAATGTTTGTGTTAATTGTTTTTGCCATTTTCTACGCCCTCCTAAAAATTATTCGCTGTCAGCTGTAAATGTACCGGAACTGATATCAAATTTTCCTTTTACTCGTTCACCGGTATAATTGACGGTAAATGGAATCTGATAGCC